GCATCACAACATAGGAGCGAAAGAACAATGCCAGTAATTAGCAGCATGCGTTACCGATGCAACTGCGGTGGAAAAATTTACGTGAAAGAAACCCGGGCGGCTGAAGATGCAATCTATCGCACTCGAAAATGCAAAGATTGCAGTTACCTTTACACCACCAAAGAAACTGCAATAGACGGCGGAATACCCAAACATGCGCGGTTGCAAAATTACACAGACAAGGAACGTCGATGACCGACTATCAAGCAGGCATTGAAGGTGGAGAATATTTGTACCCACACGTAGGCGACCCTGAGCCCCGCAAAGGCGCCAAAGTGCAATTGCTTACCAAGGGCGGTATACACACGACCGGCCCGTGGGACCCGTCATTTTGCATTGGCTGGCTACCGTTACCAAAACGCAACATGGATAAAGAAAGATCGGGTAAACCCTGATAGGCAACTACGCGCCGCTACAGTACAAACACAGGCATGACGTACTCACCCATGACCAACTGGCAACTTGTGAGGCTATGCCGCGATGGTGTAACCACTCCACTCGAACGCGAGCTAGGTTTGCGTCTGGAAGAAGTCATGACAGAGATTCAACTTATCAGCAAAGATTTTTTAACTGAGGACACTCATGGACCCGAACTTACCAAGCTTAGCTAACAACATTTCTGTTGGCCAATACCTCAACAGTACCACAACAGCAATGTCTTCTGCCATGCAGAAGACGCATTCTCAAGCCATTAAAAGCATACTGGCACAACAAACGATGAGCATGGAGACCAACCATGAAGTCATCATCCGAATCCGTGAAGTCGAGAACGGTCGCATCATCACAGTTAACAACCGGGACTACATTGTTACTCCTGATCAATCGTTGATTGATGTCATTCGGGTAGCACTAGTCAATTTAAAACTGGAGTAATCAATGCGCGCCAACGAAAAACAAGTGGGTGGTAACCACTACAACAGCAAACGCGTGCAACCGTGGGAAGCCATGGAATCGTGCATGTCCAAGGAAGAATTCGTGGGTTTCCTGCGTGGCAACGTCATCAAGTACACGATGCGTTGCAACGACAAAGGCGGTATCCAAGATTTGGAAAAAGCCCAGCACTACATGGAAAAGCTGCTGGAAGTATTGAAATCGTGATTCGGTTAGCCACCGGTTTACTGATTGTTTTTACGCTAGGGTCGTGTTTGTACGATGCATTGTGTCCCACCAACAAAACACCTAAAGAGTGCCACCCTGCCCATTACTTAAGGAAACACCATGAAACAATGGATTCTTCGCTGGCTTGGCCTTGCGCCTAAAGAAAATTACGGGGTGCCGTCAGCGCCCAGTACCCGAGGTAACCAGCTTATTCCCGGTATGTTGTCGCGCAATTACTTTGAAATCATCACAGCCGTCAACGGCAAGATCGTGGTGTACAACCGGCACACCGCCAATTTCAACGGGCCTGACAAAAACGATATGGAAATTTATATCGTGCCCGATGGCGAAGATTTGATGGCTACTGTGACAACCGCTATTGTGTCTGCGAGGTTGAAATGAGCGCGCCTAAAACTATGCGTGAAGGCGATTATTTCACAGCGCCCGGTGAATGGGCGTTCAATAACAACAGTAACGTATCGTATCAAGCATTGACTTTGCCTGTGACGCAATCTGTTCGCCTTGACATTGCCAAACTTGAAAATGGGTATATCTTGTCAATAACTAACCAACGCGGGCATTCAAATTTACCCATGCTGTGCGTTGGCGCTGAATCTGTTGAATCAGGTGTGCGCGCGATACTGGCGTACTTAGTAACCAAGGAACTTGAAACATGAAACTTACTCCCGTTTACCTTGATTTTGAGTCGTTTTGGTCGGCCACGCACACACTTTCCAAGATGACCAACATCGAGTACGTCATGCATCCAGACACGGAAATTATTTCGTTGTCGATGAAGGTAGGTCACAACGCAGCCACGATGGTGTATTTTGGCGACGCAGAAATTCGTCGAATACTCAAGACGGTTGACTGGTCGAAGTCCATGGCGATCGGCCACAATATGTCAGGGTTTGATGCGTTGATTTTGTCGTGGCGTTTTGGTGTCAACCCGGCCATGTGGGGATGCACGTTGGCTATGGCACGTTCCAAATACAACGCAAGCGTTGGCGGCTCGCTTGGTAAACTGGTTGCGCACTTTGCACCGCAACTTCAAGCCATGGGCATCAGCGGAGTCAAAGACAACTCGGCGTTGCTCAACACCAAGGGTAAAAATCTCAAGCACTTTACGCCCGAAGAAATCCGCTTGATGGGCATATACAACAAGACGGACACAGAGCAGTGTTGCGGTCTGTTCAAAATTTTGGCCCGCGAAACACCGGCAGCGGAATTGCTGCAGATCGATTTGACAACGCGCATGCTGACAGAGCCACAGTTTGTTGTTGACAAGGGTTTGCTGCAAACCACGTTGGTCAAAGTGCAGGAAGAAAAGTTGCGCTCACTGAAAGAGCTCGCTCAAATGCTGCTGGACCCAGACGAGGTAGCAACCATCGTTTTTGAAGGTGGCAAGCTAGAAGAATTTACACGCACGCAGTTGATGTCTGCTGCCAAGTTCAGTGAGATACTTGTTAATCGCAGCGTGGACGTTCCCATGAAACAGTCGCCGTCAGACCCTAGCAAGATGATACCGGCGCTCTCGAAAACCGACCAAACGTTTTTGGATTTGCAAGAGCATGACGACCCCGTAGTGGCCTGCGCTGCCCGGGCCCGGTTAGAAGCCAAAAGCACATTACTGGAAACCCGCATTAATGCATTTTTGCAAGCGTCTGGCAGGCTCAAAGGTTATCTGCCGATGCCGTTGCGTTATTGCGGAGCAACCACCACTGGTCGCTGGAGTGGTGAAATTTTTAACCCACAGAATTTGCCACGCATTGACCCGACCAAACCCAAGATGTCTGATGCACTACGCAACAGCTTGCGCGCGCCAGACGGATACAAAGTAGTGACTTCAGACTTGTCGGGGATTGAATTGCGCGTCAACCATTTTCTATGGCAAGTGCGCTCCAGTATAAATTTGTTTCAGGCTGACCCAGCTAAAGCAGACCTGTATCGTGAGTTTGCCGCTAATTTGTACACGGTTCCCAACAAGGCTGACGTTACTAAGCAGCAGCGTCAGATCGGCAAGATCGCTCACCTTGGGTTGGGTTTTGGCGCCGGGCCCGGCACGTTTCAACGCATTGCTAAGATGATGGGCGGTGTGGATATGGAGCTGGAAGAAGCCAAGACCGTTGTGGAAACGTGGCGCGAAGAATACAGCGAGATTGCTGCAGGCTGGCGTACCTGCCACGATGCCCTGACAGACATTGCAAACGGGCGTGAGAGCGCGATTGACCCATGGGGGCTATGTACCACAGGCAAAGATCACATTCAGCTTCCCAGCGGCCGCAAAATTTGGTACCCCGGGCTGCATCGTGAGGTTGGTACAGATGGCAAAAAAGAATGGATTTACGGCGAAGGCCGCAACCGGGCCCGAATTTATGCTGGAAAGGTCGACGAGAACATCGTGCAAGCGTTGGCTGCTGATTGCTTGAGGTCTGTTGTGCGGCGCATGTACAAGCAGTACGATGTCAAGCCTGCGTTACTGGTACACGACGAGTATGTGCTGGTAATTGAGAAAGCTCGGGCAGAAGAAATCCGTGAAAAGCTTGACGATGCCATGCGCACACCGCCTGTATGGTGGCCCGACTTGGTGACTTGGAGTGAATCTGGAATTGGAGACACTTATGGCGAAGCTCATTGACCGACATCACATTTTGCACGACCACTACCATATTGCTAAGATTAACCAGCTTAGTGAAGTGCCGTCGTCCATTGTGCACAGACTCTCGTTTGTGTTGCCCGCGCTATCGGTAAAACTCAAAGAGTGTAAACCCGGTGACCTAATAGACTTGCACATGTGGGGGCAGCCAATGACAATGACGTACGAAGTGTGTCAGTATCTTGTTGTTACTTACGCACTGGAGCATGCATGAACATCGACTGGCAAATGTTGCTAAACCTTGGCGTGTTTGCGTTGGCGCTTGTGCCTTTTTTGTACATTATTTTTGGACAAGATGATGAGTGAAATTAAATTGTTACCAACAGCTAATTCAAAAATAGATCACGGAGAATTAGTTGACAAAGTACGTAACCTTTTGTACGAAGTTCGACCTCGGTTAAAAGTGGTCGAAGCATTAGGAATTTTGGAATTGGCCAAACACGTTTTATTAAAAGAGCAAGACGATGACTAACCCCGCATGGACGTACAGCCGACTCGACAAGTTTGAAACATGCCCTAAACAGTTTTATGAAACCAAGGTGGCCATGAATTATGTTGAGCCGCCAACTGAAGCTACGTTATGGGGCGAACGTGTTCACTCAGCATTTGAAGCTTTGTTATTGCACGGTACACCGATGCCTGAAGGAATGACGCAATGGCAAGGACTGGCATCTAAGTTTGCAGCGTTGCCCGGAAAAAAGTTTGTAGAACACAAGTTCGCATTGGCGCACAGCTTGCAGCCTACTGAGTGGAAAACAGCGTGGTCACGTGGCATTGCTGATTTGGTTGTCAAATACAAAACCACGGTGCTGATTGTGGATTGGAAGACCGGCAAAAAGAAGCCCACTGAGCAGCTTGATTTGTACGCAGCGTATGCCAAAGCATATTGGCCAGACATACAAACGATCAAGACATCGTTTGTGTGGTTGCGTGAGAAAAAGTTTACCAACAACACCATCGCCGCTGACTCCGGCGTCCCTATTATCTGGCAGGAATTTATGCCACGCGTACGTAGAATGGAGCGTGCGTATCAAGAAAACAAATGGCCTGCAAAACCATCTGGGCTCTGCAATGGTTGGTGTCCAGTGAAATCGTGTGCGTACTATAAGGAGAAAAAGTGAACACAGAAAGCAAGTTTGACTTTGTAACCATTTTGCTCAAAATGGATTTACCCGAAGAACACGTCATGACCGTCAATAATTTGTGGTTGCGTGTTGGGTTGACGCGTGTTTTGTTGGGTGGTCGTTACTATCGTTTACGTGAATTGGAGTCATTATGAAATTTGTTTTTATTTTGTTGTCGTCACCTGCCATCGTTGCAGGTGTTGTCTGGCAGATGTACGCGGACAGTTTTATCGCTGGTCGAACGTTGTACAACATGATGTGGAAAGCCAGCGAATGACTCCCGAAGGTAAAGTCAAAGAACAATGCAAATTGCTTCTCAAAACTTATGGAATTTGGTACTATATGCCTGTTCAAAATGGTATGGGCACGGTAGGAATTCCAGACATTATTGCGTGTTGGAAGGGACGCTTTTTGGCTATTGAAACCAAAGCCCCCGGCAAGCGCAGTAACACTACGCCTAACCAAGAACGTGTTCTCGCAGAAATAGCTGCGCATGGCGGCATGCAAATTGTCGTTGACGACCCGGAACAACTGTTAGTTTATTTGTCGACAAAGGCTATGGAGTAAATATGCTATTTCCACCCGCATTAGCAGAAACTTTAGTTCAAACAATTACCGCCTCGTCTAGCTTGAGTACGTACCACCCGGCCATGACAACTTCTATTCCGAACCAGTTAAACATGAGCGCGTTAAGAACGTGGACAACAACGGTGTGTGTCGAAAGTAATCGGCACGATCAAGAACTTATTAACTTGCGCGATCAAGTGACCAAACTGCATCAATTTATAGATTGGATTTCAGTTGCACACCCTCAGCTGCCCAGCGAGTTTAAACGTTTTGTATCAGCCCACGAAGTATTGGAGAAAGCAAATGGCTAAATCAACTGCAGAAAAACTGGCATATCAAAAAGCGTACGACGCGCGCCCTGACCAAAAAGCGTTGGGTGTCGAACGACGCCGCGAACGTCGTCATGAGATTGCTGCCGGCAAGGTGGCTATTGGCGACGGCAAAGACATCGCTCACGTAGTCCCGGCATCGCGCGGTGGCAAGACCGTACCGACTAACCTCAAAGTGGAAGCTGCTGCGAAGAATCGTGGCTGGCGCGCAGGTGAAGGCAATTACAAGGTGCCGGTGGACAAGAAAAAATAATGTTCATCCACAAGAAGAAAAAAGCCGTGGTCATGAAACTGCGGCATCCCTCAAGGGTTATGTCCGTGATACCAACGGCTCGTTTAGTCAACGATCACACGGTGGCGCTTCCACACAGGCCGGACGAGACAAGAGTGCTTCGCAACATGGGGTTTGCTGTACCGGACCCTATGCCGATTCATTACGAGTACCCGCTGGCCAACGGCAGGTACAGTCCGTTTGCAGTGCAGCGCGATACGGCCACGTTCTTGTCCATGCACCGCCGGGCGTTTTGTCTTAACGACATGGGCACCGGCAAGACCAACAGCGCGTTGTGGGCGTTCGACTATTTGCGTTCAGTTAAACAAGCCAATCGCATGCTGGTAGTGTGCCCACTGTCCACTATGGAACGCACGTGGGGAGATGCAGTGTTCAGCACTTTTCATCATCTGGATGCAGTCGTGCTTTACGGTTCACGTGAACGTCGATTGAAACTACTACGTCAAGAAGCCGACGTGTACATCATCAACATCGATGGAATATCCATCATAGCCAAAGAGCTTGCCAAACGCCCGGACATTAACGTCATAACGGTCGACGAACTGGCAATGGTACGCAACGCACAAACTGACCGATGGAAAATTCTCAACGACATATGCAACAAACAAACACCTCGCAGAGTGTGGGGGATGACTGGCTCACCTACGCCAAACTCCCCTACCGACGCGTGGGCTCAGTGCCGCCTTATTACCCCCGACAACCCGAACGTGTCGCGGTACTTCGGCCGGTTCAAAGATTCAGTGATGCGGCAGTTGACGCCCTTCAAGTGGGCACCACGTACGACGGCGAATGAGACAGTGTTTCGGTGCATGCAGCCAGCCATTCGGTACGCACTGGACGATTGCGTGGACTTGCCCGAGCAAATAGTGTTAACGCATGAAGTATCACTCACACCCGAGCAGGCCAAAGCGTACAAAGACATGCTGACCAAGCTGGCAACTGAAGCCGCGGGTGGCCAAATACTCGCAGTTAACGAAGCTGTCAAGGCAAATAAGTTAATTCAGATCGCCTGTGGGGTAGCGTATGGAACAAATGGCGAAAACATTGTCATTCCGTCACAACCACGCGTCGACGCAGTGAAAGAAATCATTGAAACGTCGGAAGGAAAAGTGATAGTATTTGTGCCCTTGACCGGTGCCCTTGAATCGATAGCCGTTGAAATCGCCAAAATGTTTCGGTCAGAAAAACACTTGGTTGAAACGGTCACTGACAAACTCGAAGGAGGTATAGGGTTGAACTCTATGGTCGCTGTGGTGCATGGTGGAACCAGCAAAACCCAACGCGATCGAGTGTTTAAAGAGTTCCAGCAACAAGACGAACCGCGTGTTCTGGTGGCCAACGCACAGACCATGAGCCACGGGTTAACCCTAACTGCAGCGACCACTATTGTTTGGTATGCTCCCGTACATAGCAATGAAATTTACGAACAAGCGTGTGCTCGGGTAAGGCGCCCGGGGCAAAATAAAAAGACCGTGATTGTGCATATTGCAGGCACACCAATGGAACAGACAATATACAAGAGACTGGCAGCAAAACAGTCCATGCAAGGCGTTTTACTTGATATGGTTCAAGAGAACAATGGTGTTGAAGCGTAACTCAAGGAAGCAAAAAATGAAAATGTCAGAAGCAGTGGAGCTATACATTAGTCTCCGCGACAAGAAAGCAGAAATTTCGCGCTTGCGAAAAGAGGAAGAAGCAGCGGTCCAACAAAAAATGGACAAGCTCGAAGCGCACCTTATGGTCGCTCTCGACAAGCTGGGAGGGGAAGGCATGCGCACTGCTGCCGGAACCGCATACATCAGCCAGCGCACCAGCGCAACGGTCGGTGACAAAGACGCATTTATGAACTACGTCAAGGCCAACCAAGCCTTTGAACTCATGGATGTTCGCGTCAACAAAACCGGTGTGGATGCGTACGCTGCTGAACACGGTGGTGTGCCACCGGGTGTGAACTATCGCACCGAACGCACAGTGGCAATTCGTCGAACACCCTAAGCTCAAGGATTTTTTCATGTCTCAACTTATCCCTTTTGAATCTTCCAATTTGCCAGCTCACTTGGCTGGCTTCGATGTCAAAGCATTCAATGCTGACCTGACCAATCATGCAGGTGCAGGCTTTCCTGTCATCTCTATTAAAGGCAAGGTGTTTGCCATCGTGCGTGACGGCGAGCGTACCGTACTGCCAAACCCCAAAGACCCAGAGAGCCCCGCAACCAGCATCGACGTGGTGTTGGTCAAGGCCAACAAGGATAAGTCCAAGGTGTACTACATGGAAAAGTACGACCCCAACTCCAGCGACAAAGCCAAGAAGCCGGATTGTTACTCCACGGACGGCACAGTGCCTGCAGCCGATGCCGAACACAAGCAAGCCAAAAGCTGCGCTGTGTGCAAGTGGAACGCATGGGGCTCAGCGGTCAATGACAAGGGTGTCGCCACCAAGGGCAAAGCTTGCCAAGATTCCGTGCGCATCGCTGTGGTGCCCGGTGGCACGCTCAATGACCCCATGTTGATTCGTGTGCCTCCGGCATCCATCACGGGTCTGGGTGAGTACGGTCAGATGTTGGCCAAGCGCGGCGTCGCATACAACATGGTTGTGACCAAGATCAGCTTCGATCAGGAAGCCGAGTCACCCAAGCTGTTGTTTCGCCCCATGGGTTTCCTGTCTGCCCTCGATTACGAACAAGTCAAGGAGACATTGGAATCCGATATTGTGTCCAACATCGTCGGTGCTGCCAGCTTGTTTGACGGTGCAGAAGCTCCTGAACCAGAAGCACCAGCGCCCGAGCCCGTAAAAGTTGAAGCCCCTGTTGAGACACCTAAAGCACCACCCAAGCCGCGCGCTGCCAAGCCCAAAGCTACGGGTTTTGAAACAGTTGAAGCAGCACCTGCCCCGGCTCCCGCAGCCAAGGCCGTACCTGTTGTAAACGAAGACCCGGACCTCGACATCGACGGTATCGACTTCGACGACTAAACCCCCCGGAAATCGGCTGAGAGCTCAGCGCCGGAAGCGTAACCGGTATTTTTCTCCATAATAAATTTTTGCCGGGGGGCATTATGAATTTTTTGTCGTGGGGTAATCCATGGATACCCTGACATTTCTCCAAAGTATTTTGCCGGAGAACGGGGTTAAGTACGTGGTGCTTTTCCCGGTGGGCAAGGAATACAAAATCCACAAGCCGTACGTTGAACTTGAAGCTATGGCCAACGCCATCGCAAGTTTCAACCGGGACCCGCAGTACCGCGCCGTGTACCACGCATGCGCCAGCTACTTGCACCCGTACATTGAAGTCGAGAAAGACGGCAAGACCCGGCGCCAGTACCGCAAGGAAAACAACTGGGCTAGCGCAAAAAGCTTTTGGTTAGACCTCGATGTGGGTACAGGGTACTCCACCATGGAGCCGCCCAAGGGTTACGAGAACCAGCGCGATGCCGCAACCGCAGTTGCCAAGTTTGCCAAAGCGATCGGCTGGCCCACACCCATGATGGTGTCTTCAGGCAACGGCGTGCATGCGTACTGGCCTTTGACCAAGGCAGTCAAACACATCAGCTGGGTAAAGTGCGCCAAACTTCTTAAGGCCAGCGCGGTGCAGGCCGGGCTCGTTGCAGACCCCACACGCACAGCAGACTTTGCATCCATTTTGCGGCCAGTGGGCACGACCAATCGCAAGGACGCAACGAACCCCAAGAAGGTGCGCACGCTCAAGGAAATAACTCCGTTAGACCCGGTGGTGTTGTTTACTGCGATCAAGGCGTATGCCGAGGCCAACAACGTTACAACACCGCTGGAAGTTGTACCGGCTTACTTGCAGAACAGTGGACTCAACAGCGATTTAATTGCACATCTGCCCTACGCGGACGCACCTGTGGACGCTAACATCATGGCCGATAAGTGCGCTCAAGTCCGTGCGGTGCGTAACACTGCAGGCGACGTTTCGTACGAGGTTTGGAGAGGTGTTGTCGGTCTGTTAAAGCACAGCCAAGACGGCCGCAATCTGGCACAGGACTGGAGCAGCGAACGCGCCAGCACTGGTCACGACCAAATAGATTGGGACAACAAATACGATTCGTGGGACGCAGGCCCGACCACTTGCGCCCATTTTGACAAGCACAACGCGGCGGTTTGTGTAGGGTGTGAATTTAAGGACAAGATAAAGACACCGCTGGTGCTAGGGCGCATCATCCCGATCGCAGTTGAAAAAGAAATTGAGGTCGAAACCGCGCAGCCCGAGGTCAAGGAAACGGTGGTGGTGCCAGCGTTCCCCAACGGTTACCAGTGGGACGGCCACGTGTTATCAAGGGTGCTGCCAGACAAAGACGGCATCAATCAGGTGTACCCGTTTACCAACCATCAGTTCTACCCGACGATGCGCATTCGGGGGGAAGATGGGGCCTACCGGATAGGCATGCGCATGCACCTACACAACAACCGGATTCGTGACTTTCAGATGCCGTTTGAAGCCATGGCGTCGCAGTCCGAAATGCTTAAATCACTAGCAAAATATGAACTCATGCAAACAAATAACGCCAACGCGGGCAACCACCTTACTGCGTACCTTCGAGACTCGCTGGAACAGCTTAAACGGCGCGTTGAAGAAACTAATACTCTCACGGCTTTTGGCTGGAAAGATGAGATGCGCGGCTTCCTCATTGGTGACCGTTATTACCACGCTGATGGCACCGTCAAGCGAGTTCTCCTTGGTGGCTATGCTGCCCAGAAACAAGCTGCGCTTACGGCACCACAAGGCACACTGGCTGGGTATGCAAAGCCGCTTAACTATGTCTATGCCCGACCCGGTATGGAAAGCCTACAGTACGCTATTTGCTCAGGCTGGGGCTCCATCCTCAATCCCTTCTGCGAAGAACTATATTGCGGGCTTTTACTTGCAGTCACGGGGGGTGATTCGGGTAAGGGCAAATCCACTGTCGCGTATGCTTCTGTCTATGCCTTCGGTGATTCCAATGCCATGGCGCTCAAATCGGATGATGCGGGCACGCGCAACGCGCTTTGGGCCACAGTGGGCGCGTTCAACAACATCCCCCTCATTTTTGACGAGCTCACCGGGGTGGAAGCGGAATGGTTTTCGAACTTTACGTACACACTATCGCTTGGGGAGGAACGGGCTCGTTTACAAGCTACCGGGTCGGGCGTAAAGTTTGCCAATCAAGCCACGTGGCGCATGAGTCCGTTCGGTACAGCCAACAAGGATTTGCACGGCGTGCTGGCAGCATCCCAAGCCAACTCACAGGCCGAGGCGGTGCGCATGGTTCAAATCCACGTGGACAGTTACGACATTCCCGTATTGGAAGAAACTGAGGTCAAGACCGCGTTGGCCCAGATGAAAGCGAACCGGGGCACAGCAGGCGCAGCGCTAATTCAGTACGCTGTCACACACAGGGAAGAAATTTACGAGCGTATTCAAGCCAAAATTTCCATGCTGGTGAAGCACATCCCCGGCACGAAATACCGTTTTTATCGCAGCCATGCAGCTTGCACCCTTGTCGCCGCCGAGCTTGCGGTGTCCTTGGGGGTATGCGAATTCGATACTGACAAGCTGACTAACTTTTCCATTGAACTGATGCAGAAGCTGGCCAAAGACATTACCGTCAACAACACCGTAACTTCCGACGATGCGTTTAACCGCATGGTTGCCGCCATGACCCCGGGCATTGTGGTAACTGCCGAGTACCGCGACTCACGCAGCTTGCTGGGCGTAGAGAGTCCACGCAACGTTTTGAAAGGCCCGATTGTGGGGCGTTACGTGCTGGGGTCCAAGAACGAAAAAGCCAACGCCGGCCGATTATTTTTGTGCCAGAAGTCCATGCGGGAATGGTGCATGAAAAACCGCACCGATTTTGGGAATGTAATCGACCACTTGCGTTCTGTTGGGGCGTTGGTTACGGACGACGAGCGCACTACTTTGACGCGGGGAACGGATTTGCCGCGGGTGCAGCAGCGTTGCGTGGTGATCGACTTGCCCAAGCTGGAAGCCAGCGGTCCTGTACTGGTGGTTGACAACGTGGTTTCGGCAGTTTCCAAAACTGGTCCATAATACGCACCGACAGGCCCTTCCTGTCTCCTTGAGTGCTTTAGACCCCGGCTACAAACCGGGGTCTTTTTTATTTCGGGAATTGAGCTGCTGCCCGGCCCGTGTCGGACGGCTTGTACTGCACACCGCTTGGCGTCGTAAATATTTGACGGATAAGCTGCTGTGTCGGCGCGCGCAACATGTCTCCCAGCGGTGTTGGTTTAAACCCACGTGCCTGCATTTCTGCCCGGAGCTCGTTGAGGTTTTTAATGTCGCTGCTGGGGTCGCCGTGACTTTGGACGGTGTTGTTGTAACGCTCTTTAAGCATTTCCAACCGGTCTTTAAACTGTTCCGTCGACTGAATCATGGCGCCAGTTTCCGATTGCATCAACGATTTGCTGGACGGCTGAAATCCAAGCGCTTCGGCAAACGCTTCGCCCGCATTCAAATTCATCAGCTTGTCGTTTTTGGTATTGGTCACGCCATTGGTCAATTCGCGCGCACCACGCATGACATTGGCAATACCTTGAGGCATCATACCTTCGATACCTTTGTAATAGTTGCCTACCAGAATGTGATGTAACGATTCGGCAGCGCGGCCCACAAGACCACCAAACGGACCCGCAGTCACTTGGCCAATGGCGTCTTGCACACTTTTGCGATCGGCAGGGTTTACATTCGTGTAAGGCGCAATTCCCAGCATGTCGCCATAGCCGACTTTGCTGGTCAAATCTACACCCAGTGCACCGGGAATACCCCGCAGCAGCAACTGGGCGACATTTTTATCTCCCACTGCTTTTTCGATCTTTGTTTCCCAGTCTTCGCCTTCAATGCCTGTTAACATATTAGTAAGGTTTTGCGACACGGCGCTGTACGTACTGAAACCGGGCATGCCGATAACGCCTCCCAATACGCCCACATGGGCCAGCGTGTACGCCAAATGGCGTATGGCTATGGCACGTTCTTCTGGGTCGGCCGTTTTGAGGTTGCCGATCATTTTGGCCATCTGAGTCAGCTGCACCAACTGGAACTTGCGAAACTGCAACGCCACTTTGCCAAACCCGTTGTTAAACACCCGCGGTGCGTTGGCCCGGCTATGGTCACCGTGGGTTTCAGCTACCACGTCCGCAGCGTAGTGCAATGCTTTTTCAGCATCGCCGGTACGGGCAAACTCCAACCGGTATGCCGCCGCCGCGCTGGCCAAACGGTTCAATGCTTCCATCTTCAACGAGGCTGCAGCTACCCGGTCGGTTGCCGCCTGCGCCGCGCGCGTCACGATGTTTTTAGGGTGCATGGACATGGAGCCGTATTCGGTGTTCATGCCAATGTCCAACCGTCCCAGTTCCAGCAAACGTTGCATGGGCGCGCGCACGTCAGCTGGCATGTCTTCGATGCGCAGGGAACGCAGCAACCCAGTCTTACCCAAAATCCCGCCGATTTCTTTGTACGCTTTAAAAAACTCGTTCATGCCTTTGGCGTACCCGTGCTGCGCTTGCAAGTAAGGCAGCGTCATCGTCCATGGCTGCATCAGGTTACCGACGTAATGCGCCGGGCTGGTGGCGATTTGCCACAACGCCGTGGCTTTGGTGATTTTGTTGGCCCATGGAGTCGGCACCGCGTTGGTGCTTTGCTCATGGCGTTTCAAAAATTCATCCAGCAGATTCAAGTTTGTAGTGCGTTCTTCGCCTTCGCCCCGGTCAGCCTGTTTGCGCGCATTTTTGAGCGCGGTGAGCATTTTGTCGTTGTACTTGATGCCCGAAATAAAGTGCGCGTCTGCCGCAGCCGATTGGCGAAATGAGTCGACCACATCCATCGTACCGTGTACACCTACCCGGCGCATCTCAGCTTTGCGAGAACTGCGGTGGCTCAATGCATCCAACCACATGTGGGTCAATAGGTTGCGCATGGACGCCGCTTGCGCTTTGTCCGCTGGGTTGGTAGACTCTTGAGCCATCATGTCCAGCTTGTTGCGCAGTCGCGCCATACCGGCCAGCACGCCGCCGCCTTCTTGGGTCCAACGGTCTTTGGGTTTGTAATACGTGTGGTCGCCCGTCGACGGGAACCCGGCTGCACGCATGTTGTCGCGCAAGGCTTTGGCTTCTTGTTCGCTCTGGGCTTCAGACACCAAATAATGATTCGGGTCCGTCTGCATTTTTTCCAGCAGCGCGCGATGTGTTGGCGTGGCGTCTTCTGCATTTGCAGCCGCTTCGGCTTTTAAATACTCGTCGGACTTACCAACCGCTACAAAATCACCACGCCGTTGCATGGACACGTAAGGCTGACCTTCACCGATGGACAACAGCGTGTTGTACTTTTTCAGCAACCCTTCACGTTCGCGCTCAAGGTCCCGGGCTACGTTGTGATGTCCAGCTGCCGTCGCTTCGGCAATCATGGGTTTGTACATGCTGTCAGCCAATTCCGTAATCGCGTCTTTTTTGGCTTTCAGTATGGTATCGCCATGGGCAAACACGGCTTCCGCAACCCGTTTGGCGCGAGGGGACAAAGCATCGTACAGCTTGGCTGCGCGGCTGTTCTCTGCCCGCTTGGGACCATACCCCCATGCCGTTGACAACGTGGATTCTTGCAAGAATTCACTAAGTGTGCGTTTTTCGGGGGTGCTAAAGGTGCGCACATCTTCCACTGCGTTTAACGCGGCTTTTTGGTAGTGGCCAGCCAACGCATCGCGCGATTCGCGGTGTTCGTCAAACGTCTCCAACGCATGCAAGCCCCGGGCAACTCCACGCTTCACCAGATCGCGGGTAAATATTACTTTGTCCAGACCAGAATTGGTCCAGCGGTTAAGCCGGTCGGTGATGGTGCGCGCAGGCTCTTGCAACCTGTCAGGCAACTTGTCGATGTTGCGCGACACCATGGCAGCACCTTCAGTCTTCAAACTGTTGGCCACGTCTTTCAACTTGGCCATATCCGCCGGAGAAATCCAATCGCCTGTGAAGTGGTCAAGGCCCACGCGCGCGATACCTACGCCGGCTTTGCCCGGCACGAAAATTTCGTCACCTCGCAGATTTTTACTGCGAATCAATATAAGCCCGTCTTTGTCGTACACAATTTCGCCACGACCTTTGTTGAGCAACGCAAACCCGGAATACCCTGATTTGTTTTCTTGCTTACCAAAAGACAATCCGCGGTCGTTGGCGTGTTTAACGTATGCCCCCGTGTCTTCCGACATCAGTTCGTCGCTGACAGAAATCAAGCGTGCAAGATCGGAACGCTCGTCAACCTTGTGCAAACCTAAAGCGTTGGCAACAATGTCGAGCAAGCGGTGGAACCACGTGCGCCCTTTCGGGTCAATGCGGCTGGCCAAATACTCCTGCATTTTGGGGTTGGTAAGCCCCCACGATAGCAACTCATGGGCGTTTTCCAGCGAGTTGTTTTTGCCTGAGAAAAATGCTTTTTCAAAGTCGTTTAGCTTGTTGGCATTTTTGCGACTAAGAATGTCTTGCCGTAGTTCGTTATAAAACTCTTGCAATTTGCGCGCTGCAGTACCTTCAGGGTTTGCACTGATGGCAGCTTGGGTCACTGAGTGAATGAGCTCATGCGCTAAAGTTTCTTGGTTGGTACCCGATCGGGCACCCATGTGCGCACCGTTGAGGTTAACTTCGACTTTGCTGGCTTCTCCTAAAACGCCGGGAGTGTGGCTGCTAACGCCAACCATATTGCCACGCAGCGCACGGCCCGGCTCGGTCACTCCGAACGAAAACTCAAATCCTAGTTTTTTAAGCTGCTCATACCGTGCAAGCACGTTGGTCAAAATCTGTTTGCGAAACTTGTTAGTTTCTTTGGCAATCGCGTACTGGATAGCCTGTTTAAACGGCTCGGACCCTTTGGCAATTTGGCGCAAATCGTGGTCCATCTGCAAATCGGCATCCGACGACGCGTTATCTGCCACATGTGCTGATTCAGTGGGGTCATCCGACTCGTCTTTCCAACGGCCGTCTTCCGTTGTATCGCCTTTTTCGTCCGCAGCAAGCTGAGTTTCTCCGGCGATTTCAGCGTCGCGTTTGTCGTACAGCTTCTGACGTTCGTCTTCGAGTTTGGTAACCAGCTTGTGGTCGCCTGCGTCTTCCGCATCAGCAATTTTGTCGTTGAGCTCGTCGATGCGTTCATCGATGGGTTTGTCTTCAGTTTTAACCAACGTCGTTGTTTCTTTTTCTTCTTGTTTTTTTAAACCTTTTTTGTACAAATCGGACAGCACTTTTTGCTGGTCGCGGATTTCTGAGGCCTTCTTTTTGTCGCCGGCTTTGAGCGCTGCTTGGAGCTGTTCTTCAAGCGCTTTGGTTTTTTGAACCAGCACTTCTTCATTGGTCGCTAAACCGCTGCCCCGAGTTTCTTCAATGGGCGTTTCAGGCTTTTCCGCTTCAATGGCTTTTTGTTGTTCGACTTCAGCCGTTTTTTCGGCTTTGGATTTGACGCCCATGTTGTCAGCGCCTTGCACGTGAATGCCGTCGCCAATCATCAAATCTTTGGTTTGCTCTGGGCTGATGTCGTTGGTAAGCAGACTGGAATCACCACCGTCTTGTTGAATGGCTGCTTGTGTTTTGCGCTTGGCAGTTTTTTCTTGCGCGATGTCAAGGGCGTCTTTCACCGCAATGGCTTCGGCTGGTGTAATGTCACCTTTCTTCAAAGCGGCTTCAATGCGCTCTGCTGTCAAACGGTTGACAGACTTGCGCACGCCGTCTTCAGACACCGGTTTCTTTTCGGCCGCACCAACTTCGCCAAACTTTTTACCGTTGGCAATTTGCCACACGCGCTCACCGAAAATTTTGCCGAATACTTTGTGAAACACATCAGCGGGCGGTATGGTCGTCTTTTCTGCAGCGTCCGCAGCCAGTTGTTCGGGCGTCTTGGCGTCTTCGGCAGCGCTTTCAGCTTCCACGCGTTTGCGGTTTTGCTTAGCTTGCGTCTCTTTGGCCGTCTTTGCGGTGGCATCCCAGTTTTCTTGGGTCAGTTCACCCTTGGCATGCGTGTCGTCGATCACCGCGCGCTGCTCGGGCGTCAACTCGCTGTATTTGGGCAAGCCGGTCTTGAGGCGGTTAAACGCTTGTTCGGCCGTCAGCTTTTTCTCGATTTTGGGTGCTTTAAGAGTAAGCCTGCCCGGTGTGGCTGGTTTGACTTCGGTAGGTGCTTCACTGAAATCTGGAACGACTGATTTGGGTAAAGCCGGCGCGCGCTGAACTTTTCCAGTAGGCAAACCGGTTTGTCCGGTTTTGACAGGGCGTTCAACAGGTTTATCGGTTGGTCGTGCACCGTTGCCGTAATAATCGCCGTTTGTGGCAACCCAACCTTCGTTGGTGCCAACGATCATAGGTTTCTCTACTGCAGACGCACCCACACGGGCATTTCCGCCAGAAACAGGCGTTAGCACGCCGGCTGAAGATGCTTCGGTGCTGGGACGAACGTCTCCAGTGGGCTGTTTATCGTTAGCAATTCCAGTTCCCACGCTTCTTGCAGGCTCAACACTTGTAGGTTGACCCACTCCTGCAGTTCCGGGTGCAACGGGTCCAGATGTGCCGTCATTTTGTGCGCCTTTCAGTTTGGCAATTTCTTCGTCTGCCAACGCCATTTTGCCAGCCTTTAACGCTTTGACGAGCGTTTCGGCTTCTGGACTTTCAAGGTTGATGCCCGCGTCCATGGCGGCTGCGGCTTTGTCGCGCGCTGGTTTGTTCTTTTTGGGGATGCCAACAGCGTTCAGTGCGTCTTCCCGCACCAATTCAGCCCGTTCTTGATCGGCAGTTGGTGCGGCAGGCTCAGCGCCCGGAGGTGCGCCGGGCGGCGGATTTCCCGGTGGAGGCGGCGGTGCGTTGGGGTCGACCGGCGGCTGGCCTTTTTTACCTTTAGGTGTAAGGGCAACAGGTGCTTCGGGTTGTGCTGGCCATGCAGCTTCCACGTCGGCTTGACGCGATGCATCGGGGGCAGGTGCTTGAGCTGCTGGAGCCTGACCGCCAAATCCCGGGGTTTCACCGCGCGCCGCGCGTTCTGCCGCAATCATGTTGTCGGCGTAGGCGTTGGTCGACCGGGCTTGCGTATCAGCCGTGTATTGCGCAGCCGCGTTTTTGCCGGCCAATGCACCGACTTCGGGTTGAATATCCTTGGCTGCTTTGTCCATTTTGACGGCTTGCAGCAAATCGATTTGCTGGTCCGGGGTAGCTAACGCATCGCCCAACGCGCTGCGTCGAGTCGAATCTTGCACCGAATGAATGCCTGCCAACGGAGACAACACCGCGCCAAACGACAGCCCGGCGCCAAGACCGTGCAACATTGCATCCCCAACGTCTTGTTGTTGACCGCCGTAAGCATTGTTCGACGCCGCGCTGGCGCCAGCCATACCCGACATGACGCCGCCCTGAACACCAATATTGCCGGCTCCGTTGGCCAGCATGCGCGCAAAGTACGCGGGGTTTGTTACGGCCGCTGCGGCTTGCTCTGCGGTCATGGCGCCTTTGCCGACAGCTTGTTGAAGCTTGGCTACCACTTGCTGAGCTGCGCCGTACGTGCCAGAACTGGCAACTTTGCCAAGATGCCCCATGGCCATAAGGCCACCACCTTGCGTAAAAAAATCTACCCATCCAGCTTGGTTAGCTTGATCAGGCGCGACACCTTGTTGCAAAAGCGACTCTTTTTTCTGCTGAGCAGCCTGTCCGCCAAACAGGCCCATGTTGAGCCCCACGTCGCCCAGAATTTGAAACGCTCGGGGTAACGCGGTTTCAGGCAACGCAAGAGATGCCGCCATGATTGGCAGCATGGGCGCAGCATCGGCCATCGTCTGAACAAACCACGAACCAACAGGACCGCGACCTAACGTGTCAGGAACTTGATCAGCGCCGGTAAACCGGTCGACGGCAGCACCTGCGTTGTTGAGCCCCTGACCCACAGTGTCTGCGCCAGCCCATTGAGCAGCATCGCCAGCAGTATTTAAAAACGCCCCGGGCGCGCGTGTCGCCAATTCTTTGACGCCTTGATACGCGTTGCTAAGCGTGCCGTGGTTGATGTTTTGCAGATAACCCGATACAAGTTTGGCTGGAACCAGTTTGTAACCGGGAGGTGCCGTCGTTGCGGATTGTTGGCCGTCGGGTGAATTAACCGCGTTCCACACAGCCGTCGGGTTGCTATCAATATCGTAGCTTTTGCCACCGATCAGAATGCTTTTGTCGTCCGCAGATACCGCGTAACTTGGCTGAGACGCTTGGGGTTGCAACAAAGCTTGCGTGTTGGCTTGCGCGTTGCCTGCTTGTTGCGCATACATTTGCTGAATAACGGTGTCGTTATTTTGCGGTGCGGCTTGTTGAGGGGAATTGAAATAATTATCAAACCCCGACGGGCCTGTCGGCAGTTGCGGCATGCTGGACTGCGCAGGGGGTTGCCCGGCAGAACCTAACGGCTGATTTTGAGGGAGGCCCATGACGGCCCCCGTTGCGCTATTGCCCCCCGCAAGATTTGAACTCGCAAAGGTATCCGGATTTTTCGCGGCGGGCGTAACTGCCATTGCAACTCCTTAACTGGGCCTATTCTAAGGCCCGGGGCTACGAAATGGCAACGGGAGCACCGGGAAATTTGCCAGTGGCCGGGCCACCAAGCGGCGTCGCTTGGTTTGTTTTCGGATTGATAACGTACACCGTTCCGTCGTTGGACGACACAGTTTTGATAGCGCCAGTCTCGATGGCTTTTTGGAACTCTTGCGAGCTGTTGACGCCCATTTGTTTGAGCAATTCCACGTTGCCTTGGTAGTACGCTTTGGCCAACTCGGGTGCAGCTTTGGCCATAGCCATTGCTTTTTCCTGTTGAACTTGAACGCTCATTTGTTGCGCGCTGTGGTTTAAAGCAAAGCCCATAGTACCCGCCAAGTCGTGTGGCGTTCCCGTGGTAATAACCGTGCCGTTCTGCGCGCGCATAGCGTACTGCCCGTTACCTGTGGGTACGAGCTGAATCGGTGTGCCTGCACGCGACGTGTATTCTTGGAACAAAGTCTTAAACGCGTTCATGTCCCCAGCCTGCGCCTGCTGCGTGGTCATGTAAATCTGCGAATCGTAATATCCTTGTTGCGCCTGTCCAAGCGATTGCTGGGCTTGCATGTACGCTTGCCCGGTGGTGGGGTCTTCGGGGTGCGCTTGGTATCGCATTTGCGCTAATTTAAGTTGCTGCGCGCTCATCATGGCTTGCTGGCGCAGGCTTGCGATCGTGCGATCGTCATATGTCCCGGGCATTTGGAACGCCCCGCCGGGGCCAACAAACGTGGGCTTGGACGGGTCATTGGCGGGCGCAGCCGAAGCGGTTTGCGGCAAACCTTGTAACCCGGGGGCTGCGGCAGCAATGGATTTGCTGGGCCCAGTGTAGGTACCTTGTGGGCCTTGCGCTTGGCGTTGAAGATCGGCAATCTCTTGCCGAATCATTTGCTTGGATGCTTCGTCGGGGACTTTTTGCAAGTCTTGTTGCAGCGCCGCAATGTTTCTGGCAATAGCGCCCGGGTCTCGCCCTATGTCGCCATTGACTTGCGCGGCCATCGCTGCATCAGACGCGTTGAGCTTTTGGCCGGACGAGTTAGTCGTTGGGGGCAAGCTGGTTCCCGTAGCTTGTGTTCCACCGGCCGGAGGCTTGTTAGACCGGCCAGCGTTGTATTCAGCCAGCGTAGTAGGCGCAGGGGGGATGCCGGTATCGACAGGGCTAATTATGGCCCCGGGGAGGTTGGTACCGATTATGTTGCCATCAGAGCCGTTAAGCATCTGGAGCTGACGCAGCCGCAACGCTTGCCCTTGTGGGGTGTTAAGCCCTAAATTTACGTTGTTTGGCCCCATCCCAATGGCGGTGGCGTTGCCCGGGTTGTTGTAATTAGCTAGGCGGTTAAGTTCAGCGGTTGTCGAGTCCGGTGCTATGGCGTAGTTGATCTGCCCGGGCGTCTCGGTGGGCTTAACAGGGTTGGTTCCAACGGTGCCGGTAGGCACAGTAGTAGCCCCGGGGGCGGTAGCCGACGCGTCGTTAGTAGCCCCAGAATCAGGGAACTGCTGCTCTCCCGTTGCTGTGGGCAGCCCTTTGGCGGCCGCAGGGTCCAAAGACTGATTAGTTTGTTGGCGCATCTGCCCAGCCGTGATCGCGTCACGGGTCATTTGGTCAGAGCTTTGCAGCGCTTTCAGGGACGCAGCGTACTGCTGGTTCGAGTCATTGTCGTTGCCATAGAGGCTCATGGTGTCCCCTTAAGTGCCGGTGGAATCAGTGGCGTTTTTGATTGAGCCGTCTTTGCTGTTGCCAGCGTAAATGTTGTAGGCATTTCCAAGGTTTGCCGCGACAGCGGTATTGGTGCTGTTTGTGCCGTTCTGCGAAGTTTGCTGCGCCGCGCCCAGAGATGTGTCAGCGCCCACTTGCGGAGTGTATGCGGTGAGTAATCCTGCACCTTGCGTTTCTTGCGCGCCCATTGCAGACTGCCCTTGCGCCCACGCCGTTCCGTTGTTTTGGGAAGCGGTGGTAGCGTGCTGAGCCATGGCGCTGTCGTATTGCGGGTCACCTGCATGGTAACCCTCACGATTAAGCTGGGTCTGCAAAGCCGAACCCGTGGCGGCATTCGAGTTCATGGAGCCAGCTAATGCATTGTTTGCCAGATACGGCGCTTGCCCAATCAACGAGTTGCCCACGGCGGTTTTGCCAGCAGCGGTGGCTTGATTTGACGCGTTACCTTGCGCTTGCACGTCGGCCGCGGTTTGGTACCCTTGAGGGACGCTGTGGTTGGCCGTCAACGAGTTGGCCAAGTTCAACCCCGCATTCACCAACTGAGGGTTTTGTTTCAGGTATTTGCCGACATTGTCCAAGCCACCGGTCATGTCTGTACCAGTTGAGGCTGGGCCGGGGGTGTCAATGGGCGGAGTGTACGCACCGCCCCCAGAGCCTATGGGTCCAAGGTTGGTGCCCGGCGAACTATTTGCTACGCCAGAGCTCACGCCGCTTCCCGACAGATCGAGGCCGGGCGTAGCAGCGCCGGAATACCCCAACCCGCCGGGGCCGCCGTACGTGGTGGCCGCCGTTTGCGCCAAATTACCAAGGTCTGTTCCAGCTGCGGCAGAAGGCGCGTCCAGTGGTGCTCCGCTAAACGCTGGCAAAGTCCCAGAAGCTGCGTCTGTAGGCACTCCACCGCCAAGGTCCGGTAAAGACGATGTGTCTGTTCCGTCGCCACCGGTAAAAAAACTTAACGCAGTATCCCAAATTGACATAAAAACTCCTTAGCGCGGCTGCATCGCCGCAGGCGTGTGGTACTTGCGTACTATGTTGTCGAAGAACTCTTTGCCCTTCGTGGCTACCACGTCCGCAGGAATAATGTACTCGCCGTTGCTGAGTTTTACTGCTTGACCAGAATCTGTGTTGTGCGCTTGGATGGAGTCGCTGGTGCCGGTGCCCGGCCCATGTAACATGCCGCCGTTCTTGAACGCACCTTGGCGGTCACCATGTTGCGCTGCTTGAGATACGGCCATCAACGCCATGCATAACTGCTGGTTGAACTGCTGGGGCAGCTGAGGTGCGTCTGGCAGCCCAGCTTGAATGGCGAATTGGCGCAACTTTGGCCAAAGTTCAGGGTTTTGCATAGCTGATTGCGCAAGCTGACCGAGCATCTGCAATTGTTGCGGGTTTACTTGGCCTGACTGAATAGCTTGAGACATGTCAGTCTGAATGGCCTGCATAACTTGCGGATTAGCCAGTTTGTTTTGAACGTGCAATGCGGCAATCGCCGGGTGCATGTCTGGGGGCGGGCTACCCGCAGAAGCACCGGCCGGGGCCATTTGCAGACCAGCAGTAGCCATTGTCGGATTAGCACCTTGTTGCACAGGCATTGGCTGTTGAGGCTGTTGCGCACCCGTAAGGCCGCCGTCTGCGTACCCTGCACCACCCGTTCCAGACCCTTCACCGCCATGGGGGCCTGCGTTGCCCCCTCCGCCCCCTCCGCCGCCATTACCATTGCCTCCGCCGTCGTCCGCAGATTTGCCCGGGTTACCATCCATGCCCGTCATACCATTAGGACCAATGCCCGCAGGTGCGCCACCAGTAGGCGCTTGGCCTTGCTGAGTTGCTGGGTCGGCTTGCGTCGGGTTAGCGGCAAAGGTGTTTGTGGCGGTCGCAAACGCAGGGTCCGTGTTCGTAGAAATAGTGGCCCCTTGCATTGTCGCCGGGTCTGCAGCTACGGGATTAGCCGCGGGCGCGTCTGCTAGAGGCGTTCCAAATAACGCGTTCATTCCTGCCGTTATAGGGCCAAACTGCGACAAATTTGCGCCAAACGTCGCTGAAGCTGGGCTGTTGCCAGACGTAGTACCAGTGCTATACCCGTCAGCCACATTTGTACCAAACCCCATCAATCCACCGATTACAGGGCCAAATGCCAAAGTACCAACTGTGCTGGCTATTTTGCCGGAAGTACCGTCGGCAACCCCGGTTCCATCTGACGCTGGAGCAGCAGTATTGCCACCGGGGGTCGAGTTACCCCCTTTAGTGTTTGCGTAAGCTGGCGTAGTGGGCGGTGCTTCAGTTACGGGCGCGTACTGAAGCCCGACGCCTTGGCCCCCCGCGGACTGCTGTCGCAGGTAGTCACCAAAGTTTTGCCCTGCGGTCGGTGTATCCAGATTGGCAGGGCTGTTTGGGTCGCTCGACGTAGCGATCGTGCCGCCGTCAGCGTATTGAATCCCCATGGTCGGGCCGGGCATCTGGCCGCCGTCAGCATATCTATTTTGCGGTTTTGCAGCCATATTAGCTCCGTAGCTGGGTTATCAGCAAGTTTACAACACTTGTGAGGTATGTGACAGCATTTTGTAACTGCTGCACGTCGTTAAGCAGTGCTAGGTAACTCTGTGCGTTGACGATTGTGATGGCCCCGGTTTGCGCTGCCAAGTTGGCGCCGTTGGTGTACGTGGTGCCGGCGACAAGCCCAAGGGAAGTCATTGGAACAATTTGCGGGTTAGCTTGCGCGGCGACGGTAATTTCGTCGTTTGTGATGGCGTGGTAGCTGGCCTGCGCGTTTTGCCCGCACAAAATTTCAATGTTCTCTTTCATCGCGCGAAACAAGTTTGCTTCAGCCGCGTTTAAGCCCTCCAAGGGCACGTCAGGGATTGGTGCAAATGACGCCATTACACAGCCTTCAAACTCATTGGGGTTTCACCAAGCTGCACTTGGCGCACCGGCGCATTGCCGATAAGCTGCACCTCGAATTTATCCACGCGGTATCCGGTAGGTAGCCTAAACGGCGTGTCATTGACAACCGTTGCCGTCGAAGCAAGCGTGCCGTTGACGTAGAAATACAT